CTAGGAGCAGGTTTAATTTGTACCTTGTTAGCAGGATCCAACCAATACTTAGGAAACTTTGAAGTTGCCAATTTTAAACTATTTGAATCTGATATGTAAGGGCTATCCTCTATTGGAACCTCATATGCAGGATAACTACCTCTCCGTACAGATATAATATTATCAGTACCTACTGGAAGTGTTATCGCTGTTGGGCTAGAATCTCCTCCATGAGATGCCGCAGCTGTCTCAGAGGAAGCCCACTTTAATAAATTCTTTGGTACGCTTGATACTACAAACTTTTGTGCAGAAATAATGAACTGGTCGTCAGCGTCCGAAACGCCAGTTATGTTCTCTATGTCTAATTCTATGCTTGTTGTTGCCATGTTTAGTAGGAGGGGAGAAGTGAATCTCCCCCCCATTTGTTTAGTTTAGGTCGTTTAATAACCAGTTGCTGTAAAAGTAGTAGCTTGTAATCCGTCAAGAGCAGTAGTTGCTACATTGACCAATGTTTTCCCGCTAACCATTACAACTTGTTCACTTACATACTCAAATGTAAGATCAGTTCCAATTGCACCACCAAACGTTACATCATTTTCATCAAGTTCCATTGATTTTTCACCATCAGATCGTTTAGTTACAATTGTAGTCATCCTAACATTCGTTGCATGTTCTGCTACACCAGCTCCATTACCACATCTTTCTTGAGTAATGACTCCAGCAAATACAGCTGAACCAGCATTTGGAAGTTGAATCTTAGCCGCTGCTGCCATTGTCCCACCAAATAAAATTCGGTATTTTAGTCCAATGGTAGCCTCAGTAGCGGTAGGCAGTTTAATTACTGCACCACTAGCTAAAGCAGCTGTAATAAAGATAGTTCCAGCGTCGTCTGCTGATAATGTATGAGAAGCATCACCAGCAGTAACAACTGAAATTTCCTTAAAACCAACATTCCTTGCTGCGTTATTTAGACTATCACCAGCTTGATTTTGACCATATAAAGGTATTGCCATTTCCTACCTCCTTATGTCCAGATAGCATGGGATTCGGCCATTGACCATTCCATACCAGCTTCGGTTAAGATCTGATCTACTCTGCGGTCAACACCTGAATTCTCAAGTGTTTGAACACCAACATAAATAGATGTATCACGATTAAGTCCATTACCAACAAGAGGTCTGTAAGCACAGTTCTTCAAGTTGACACCTAACATCTTAACATTAGTTCCATCCAGATGCACATTCCGTGCAACATTCATGTCACCATAAACAGTTGAGATTGATGTAATATCAACACCAAAGACCTTCTTACGTCCTGTAATACTCATACTTGCTGAAGTATGACTATCAGACTGTCCTGCTGTTGTATTAGGTGATCCACCTGACCAAGGCTGAACAGAACCAATATTGTTAGCAAAGTATCCACTTAGCTTATGCAACCAGTTGTATACTTCTGTGGAACAGAAGAACAATGTTGCTGAACTGTTATTGTAGCGAGGATCAAGAAGATTAGACAGATCGTCTAAGAAGCTATCTTGAGACTTTGTTGCCACAGCCAAACTAAATGCATTACCATAGCTTGAAATGTAATCAACAGCTCCTTGAGTGTATTGAACACTATCACCATCTGTATACTGAGATCCAAATAGTAATGATGTTTCAATATCCCACTTATGCTCGATCAGCTTTTCACGCCAAACACGTGCCCACTCACTGGATTCAAACTTCAATACTGTAGCACGAGCCGTATTGGTCATTGCCATTGAAGTCTTCCAGATCTGAGTAAGACCATGATTGCTTTGATAAGGTTGATCAATCCAAGTTTCTGGAAAACCAGAACCTTCAGCGTGTGCTGAACCAACTACATAAGTCCTAGCTCTTTCAAGTACACTTGCAATAGATTTATCAGCAACAACTTCGTCACCAGCAGAATCGCCAGAAGGACTAAAGTTATTATTGTAATATCCTGCAAATCCACCATATGAACCGTCTACTTTAACTATCTTACATGTCACTACTGCAGGATATTTATTAGTATCCTTTGCAGTGCTTTCCCATGTAGATGCGTCAACTGCTGATACTCTTGCAAGTAAATAGCCTTTGCCCCACGATGTAGCCGCACTAGCACCTTCTGTCATTAGAGGAATCTTGATTAATTGACCTGGAATAAAGAACTTGGGTGTAGTTCCACTTGCTCCAACGTCAACTTTATTAGATGTGTTACCATATACGTTCTGTACGTTACCTTGATACTTATAATCACCTGCCATATATAGTTTCAAGCTATCGCCAACTGCTACACTAGTTCCTGTACCACCGTCATTATACGCTTCAACAGTATCATCTGCAAATTCATCTGCACCATCATTTTGCACATAACCCATTACATAGGCGTATCTTTTGTTAAACGAAGGACGTTTCTCAGTAAACTTAAACTGAGGATCGTCTGTCGGTTTTTTTGCCGCCTGACTCAGAAATCGGAAGAAGGGATCTTGAGGGATAGCTAGTTCAGATACACGACTACCAAAGTTATACTTTCTCCGAATATCACCCGTAGAAAGATTGGTACTGGTACCTGGGCCTCGCCCGTCAAAGTCCGCCACAGTGAGATCTGTGTTAGGCGTTATAACTGATACATAATCAGCCATTACGAACTCCTTTATTTAAAGTTCAGACAGACGACATAAAATTTAGTCTATCCGAACAGGTTGTCTAATTCACCGTCAGTACCCAAGAGAGCATCAAAGACAGAATTTTCTGAACTTTTCTCTTGAGCGTGACTGTTTGCTCCGCTGACTGTAGACGGCATATTCCTGACATTTTTCATCTGACCAAGCATATCTTTCTTAGTAGCATCAGCAACATTAGAAGCAACTTTCTGCTTATTCTTCAGGTAATTGATATCATCTAGAGTAAGAGTATGTGTTTTTGCCCAATCCACCATTTGCATGTATTCATCATCGGACATACCAGATTCCTTACGGAATTTAGTTTCTTCATCTAAACGCTTTCTTTCAACTGCCTGTTGAGAAGCACGTTCCTTTTCACGTTGCATCATACCACCTACCCTCTGCTGGACAATTTTATCAACATGAGCATTCATCAGCTTTGCACTATCCGAATCTGGATCAGACATCGCCTCCTGCTCATTGTACATAAAATCCTCATCCAGGCCAAGGGATGATTGGATGCTCTTTGACGGTTGCCCGCCATTTACCAGATAGTCTCGGACATGCTCTACCAGCCCGCTATCGTTTTTCATTGCTTCAAGAACAGGAACAAAAGGTTCTACACTCTTGTACTGTTCAGCGAGCTTGACGGCTTCACGACTGCTGTCTGCATATCGTTTCTTGTAAGGATTACCGTCATTGTCCCAGTCCACACTATTGGAGCCAACACTTTCTTGGGTGCGAGTTACCTGTTCGGGATCGCTATTTTGGGGTTGGGTTGCCTCAGTGGTTTCTTGTACTGCTCCGTTTACTTCATTCTCTAGAGCGTCAAAAAAAGATGCTTCAGAAGAGCCAAAGACTGCTTGTTCTGTACGATCAATAGATTGATCTTCAGAAACCTGCTCTGGGTTACTTACTGATTGTTGAACTAATTCGTCCATTGTTTACCTCTTTTTAGTTATACTGTTGAATAATTTTACGAATTTTTATTATTACTTTGCAATTGATTTCTAGCCTTTTGTATCTCTAATTGCATTTCTTTCTTTTTAGTTGCTGCTTCATTGCCCATTACATTCTGTAAAAGCTTCTGTTCTGCTTCAGTCTGCCTGTATGCATCTTGGGTATCACCCTTGACTTGTTCCTTCTGTTTGGTGATTTCCATCTCAGCCTGCATAACCTTGCCTTTAATACCAGCCTGGACAAGTTGCCTTTCTAGAGTTTCAATAGTGCCTTCCTTGTCTTTCATGGCTTCCTGAAGCTGTTGCAGTTGTCCTTGTAATTGAGAATATAAACTCTTTCTCTTGGCAATAAGATCTTTCTTCTTAATATCTGTTTCAGCTAATACAGCAAGATCATCTACTACTCCAAGTTGTAATAACTCTTTTAATTCTGCCAGGTATGCCCAGCGATTAATTGGAAGAGTGGATCCAGATATAATCCTTACATCAAACTTAGCAGCAGAATAATCCATTGATTTACTAATAGCTTCTCCCATATCATTGAATATTGGGATATTGATCTCTACTTCACGATCTTCCTGCAAAGCAGAAGGCTGAACTATCCTGAATCTTTTATTTGCACTATAAATAGCTTGTGAATACTGCATAACAACAGTACCTAGTTGTTTTAATGCAGGTTCTATTGAATTCTTCATCCATTGTTTTACACGCCTGGTACCATACTCATCCAAAGCAAGCATACCACGAAATGTTTCATGCTGTTGTTGAGTATCACCCTGCATAGAAGAATAAATACCAGCAAGGTATTCCATATCTGATTTACCTTCCTGAACTATAGTAAAGAAAGCGTTAGATAGGGGAGCAGGCATTACAGGAGTTGGTCTTTCTGCTCCAGGTCTTACAGGAAGTAATGCTCCTGGTGCGGCTGAATATTTCTCCCACATTTCTGCATCAATACTACCTTCTTCAAACATCCACCGTAAGCTGCTGCCTAGCGATGCATTGTGCACCATGATCTGATGTGACTTATTGATCTCTTTCTGTTTACCTATCAGCGGGCTTACGGCAGAAATCGGAAATGGAGTCCCAGTCCATTTGTAGTGAAAGGGAACAATGGGGTACTCTGTCACATTCTCTGGAAGAATGTATTCATAAAGTAATTGATCGCCAGCAATACAACATTGACGTATCCTGACACCATAAAATTTTACAGCATCAACTATGTTAACTGCAAATGTTTTATCTTTCAAAAGCACTTTATATTCTTTTTCAGAGATAACTTTATTCTCAATCTTGGACTGAGCTGCCTGTAATTCACTCATATATTCCTGCTCGGCAACCTGTAATTGCTGTTGCATCATATCCTGAGCTTTCTGCATCTCAAGTTCATATCTCTCGGGAATCATCTTACCTTCAGCCACAGCCTGTTCCATCTGCTGCTGTTGTTCCATGAGTTGAACTTCCATCTCAGACTGCATCTCTTTCATCCTTACCTGAACCTGCTGTTGAATAGCCTGAAGTTCTTCAGGACTTGGCGGTACACGATAAAAAACATTCATATATGCGATTTTAATCTTTTCATATACTTCAAAGAACTCTACCAGTGGTTCCTGTTCACCCTCAGCAGTAATACCCATATCATCCATTGTATCATCATCATACAGAAAGGTTTTCTGATCGCCTGTTCCTATAGGTCTTCTTGTATAGGAAAAGTTTGCATTCTCATCACTACTTGATTTATCAATCTTTCGTTTATGTTCTGGAAATAGTTTGACCAGATGACTCTTAGGCAAGACTTTCCTTATCATAATATATGATGCATCCCTGAACATAATATCTCTTGACTTCTCATCAACATATATATCAAACGGTTCAGGCTGCCCGATCTTAACTTCACCCATCCCGTTATCAGCATCCTTATCTATCTCTACCATCAGATAACCAAGACTTTTAGTTATAGAATCATTTACAGCATTAGAATAGAGAGTATCTCCATCTGACTTACCCCAAATATAATCTGCTATATCACTAAAGACTGCAGCTACATCTGTATCACTTCCTTCTACACCAACAGCCTGCCATCTTGGATTATTAGCAGTTGCATAGTAATTCAACATTTCCACTACAGGTAGTATCCTGTTAATTGTGAATGTTGGCATACCCTG